GGTCGGATCGCCGACGCCGTCGATTTCCTCAAGGGCCGTCGCCAGCCGAACCCCCGCGACGGTCCGGGCCCCGAACTCGATCGCCGCAAGGGTCCCGCATAGAGCCACGAGGTAGAAGTCCCTCGCGCGCTCACGCAGCCGCCCGTCTGGCTCGATGTCGTCCCCGCCCGATGCCCTGGCCACGTTCGTCACCGACACGCCGTCCCGAGGCGACTCGAGCGCCGTGATGGTCCCCGCGTCGACGTTCCCCGACGGGCCGGTCTCGACGGCCTGGGCCCGGATGGTCACGGGTCCCATCTGGGACGCCGCGAGGGTCCCCGTGATCAGCGACCGGAACCGGACGCCCGACTCGGTCCGGAAGAACGACCCGACGTCGAACACCTGGGCCGGACCACCGGACGCTTGGGACACCTGCACGTCCACGAGAGACGCCGACGCTTCGAGCCGAGCGATGGTCCCGCTGAACCGGTCGGCGATGAACCGATCGAGCTCGGCGCCCTCGCCCGACCCGAGGAACTGCGCCCGGATGCGGAGGACCAGGTGCCGAATGGCCTCCTCGCCCATCGCAGAGGCCCCCGCGAGGGCCATGTTCACATCGCTCCCCTCGGTGTAGATCTCCTCGGGGTTGACCCTGGACCCAGGGGGGCGCGCTTCGCCGCGAGCGACCATCTCGTCCGCGCCGATCTTGAACAGGTCCGCTCGTGTGGGGAAGTCGCCCATGTCAGTCCTCCGTGTTGACCGTCGTCACGATCTCGGGGAGCACCTCACCCTGAACGCTCGTCGGTCGGATCGCTAGCCGGATGACGTTCGGCGCGAGTCGCGTCACCGTGACGACCGCCTCCTTCACGTCCGGCTCCGTGAGCACCTGCGCCCTCACGTCGGACTGGTAGCCGGCGAGGAACGCGGGGGTCAGCGTCGTCTTCATGCGCTTCCCGGCCCCGTACTCCGGCAGGTGGAAGATGGACCCCTTCATCACCGACACGCGCCGGAGGATCCGCTTCTTCAGGTAGTCCGGGCCGGACTCGTTCGCGAGGTCCCCGGTCTCGTCGTAGCGCATGGTCCCGCCGACCCGCTTCGCACCGGCGACGCTCCGGAAGTCGACCCGCTGCTCGTTCGGCAGCCGCGAAGTGACCGGGACGAACCCGAGGAGCGGGACCAGCGCTTCGCCGTCCTTTGGCGTCGACACCGTCGAGCCCGCCGTGTCGACGACGTTCGCCGCGACCTCGATCGCGTACGTGGCGCCGTCGTCGAGGTCCGCGTCGAACACGACCCGGATGGTTCCGCCATCCTCGAGCGATTCGACGACCTGGATGAACGGGACGAAGGCCCCGGGGGTCACGGCCGCGAGCGACCAGTTCGAGGCGTTCAGCGCGTCGTCGGCGATCGTGGCATCGACCGCGCTGACCGCCGCCGAGAACTCGACGTCGATCGCGTTCCTCGAGCTCACGATCACGAGCCGGACGTAGGGCCCCGCCCCGAAGCCCGCGCCGAACGGAACCGCCGCCCACCCACCGCCGCCGAAGCCCATCGGCTCAGGCCACGCCCGGGTCTGCGTAGATCCGGATATGCCCGAGGTCGAACGAGCCCGAGGCGCCATTCAGAAGACCGTTCCACCCGCCCACACCGAACCTGTCCTGATCCAAGCTCGCCCACGCTGCTGGGGCCCCCGTCAGGACGGCGGGAACGACGCCGTCGCATGCCACGTCCCCGCCGCCGAACATGCGCTCTTCCGACTGACCGAACGCGTTCGGCGTGGCTTCGCCCATCTGCCGCCCGACGCGCCACACCTGACGGACACCGCCTCGAGTCGTCCCGGCCGCCGTCCAGTTCCCTCCGGTAGAGATCGAGTCCTGCTGGCTCGCGAGGTCGTTTACGACCGCCCGGATACCAGCGCTCGATCCGATCGAGCGCTGCGTACCCCATCCCTGGAGAAGCCCCCCACCGTCAACGACGTACGAGAAGAAGACCACCGGATTGATCGTCACCACATGATCGGCGAAGTTGACGTCGACGATGTAGCGCTCGGGGAGGACGAGCTCGTTCGCCAAGAGCGGGAACACAGCGCCGCCGACCATCGACACCCCCGAGAACCGGAGCACGTTCGCCCCGTACTTGGGATTCGCTCGAGGCACGACGGTCAGCGTCGCCGACCCGTTCTTCACGGGGCTCGTGTTCCCGACGTCACGCTGGAACGCGTTCGGGGTTCCCTCGAACTGGGACGTGTCGACGCCGTTCCACTCCCACAGGAGCGCGCCGCCGTACGGGCCGCCGCCGCCGCCGCCGAGCCCGGCCCGGAGGAGCGCCGACGTGTCGGCCTCCCAGCCGAAGGGGTAGCCGTTGGGATAGGCGACCGTGGGCTCGTTCATCTCCGACGCTCGGACGAAGCGAAGAAAGAGGGCCGCCGTCGACAGGTCCGGGATGTTCGCCGCGAGGTCCGCCTGCGACCCGAACGGGGGGACGAGGTAACCGTTCGCGTCCCGGACACCGAAGATCCGGATCTGCCGGGACTCGGTCGGGAGCCCGCGATCGGTCACGAGCTCGACTCGGTACGTGACCCCGCCGGCCGGCAGTCCGCCGGTTGGGTTCGGGGTGAACGTCCAGGTCGTCGGGCCCGTCTGGACGAGGACCGCGGTCGCGTCGTCGCCCGGCCGGATGAGGATCCGCGCTTCGTGCGTCGTCGCCGCGCCCTCGCTCGTGATCGTGACGACCTGACCGAGAACCGTCCCGAGCGAGAACGCGAACCCGGGACCCGGGCCAGCCGGAGCCGTTGCCTGCTCGAACTTGAGGACCGCTGCCATGCCGGGCATGGTAGCACTACTCCCCTTTGATGCGCGTCGACAGGGCGTCGGCGATGCCCTGTCGGTACTGGCCGATCGCCTGGGTCATCGTCGAGTTGTCCAGCGTCCCCCCGCCCGCAACGATCCCAAGCCGAACGGACTCCATCCAGGTCGTGAACGCGTCGAGGAACGCGCCGTCGGCCGAGTTCCGGTCGACGCCCCTCACGAACGACTGAGTCGCCGACTCCTCGGCCAGCTCGACCGTCTCGCCGAGGATGCGGTGGGCTCCCTCCGACTTGACCCGGATGTCCCCGGCGACCTGTTCGTCCACCGCGTGATCGGTGACCAGGATGTGAGTCGCGAGCGCGTAGTCCTCGTCGATGTCGGTCCCGTTCACCGACGCCGGAGGAGGACACCCGGCGGACGCGAGCACGCCGACGATGGTCGGCTCCGCGTTCGTGTTCCCCTCGGGGATGGTCACGACCACGAGGCAGTCCCGGCCGATGGGATCGATCCGCTGCGTGCTGTCCCCGCCGAAGAACGACGCCACCCGGCAGGTGATGGGCTCCTGGTCGAGCTGGCCGCCAAGAAGCGTCACGTCGACCAGCCATCCCAGCGGACCGTCCTCCGAGTCCGGGCCGGCCCACCGGATCGCGTCGTCGTCGTCGTCGACCCGGGCGATCGCGACCCATGTCCGGGTGTCGATACCCGGCGCTGCCGCGAGCTGGGCGAGCCGCCCCTGGTCGGGCTGCCGTCGGATGCGTGAGTGCGTCATGTCTGCCCTTCCCGAACGTCGCCGACCCGCTGATGCTCGAGGACCGTCAGCTCGCCCATCTGTCGCTCGTATTGCTCGTCGGTGATGAGGCCGTTCTCGCGGAACGTCGTCAGTAGCCGGCGGACCCCCGAGATCCTCCGGAGCTGCTCGGCCGCCTCCCCGCTCTGGCCGTCGGTGAGCTCGGCGACGCCCTCGGACGGTCCGCCGTCGGTGGGGCGCTCTTCGCCGAGCTCGCGGATCTCGAGGAAGTTGATGAAGTCGACCGTGACCTCGATCCCGTTGTCCTGGCTGAACACGATCCGAACGTCCTGGGTCCGGAAGATGGTCTGGAACGACACGGCGTCTTGCAGCGCGCTGAACCGCTCGGCGACGGTCCGGGACCACCCGATCCGCTCGAGGTAGCGGGCTCGGGCCTCGCGCTGAAGCCCGCGGAGTTCGGCAGCGTTCGACAGGCTCGCGCCCTCGGCCAGCGTCGCCGCGTCGGCCGAAGCAACGAGCAGCTCGACCGGGTCCCCCGAACGAAGCCTGAGGAGGTCCACGCCCTCCGACGCTTCCTCCCACGATGCGACCTCGTCGGTCGCGAAGTTGCCCTCCAGCTCTTGCCGGCCGACCTGATGCCAGATGGACTCGGCCGCGTTCGCGAGCGTGGCCGGGTCGGTGATGCCCTCGACGACCTGGGTCATGATCCGATCGTCCGGGTTCGAGCCCGACGGGGGGACCTCGTTCGCCCGCGCCGGCCGCGGAAGATCCGTCTGTCCGAAGATGCCCGAACGGGGAGCCGACCCGGGGACCGGATACCGCGCCCAGCGGGTCCGCCCGATCGCCGGGTCGTAGCACCGGACCTCGATGGTCGGGACCTTCGTCCCCCCGAGCTTTCGCGTGAAGCTGAGCGACTTCAGGTTCCGCCCGTAGACCATCCGACGCGCGCGGACACGGCCCTCGAAGAAGGTCCGGGGCGACACGATCCGCAGCTCGGAGTCCTCGAACAGCGGGACCAGTCCGAGCGGGACGCAGACCTCGGTGATGTGATCCCACACGTTCATCTGCTGGCCGCCGGCTCGCGCTCGCGTCGTCCGTCCGCCGCGTCGACCACGCCGAGCTCGAGGGATCGCGTTCGCCGGAACCGGGGCGCTCGCTTGCTCGCCCGCGATCCCGTAGCGGACCGAGGTCCCGCGTGTCGCCGGGAGGGAGTCCAGCAGCTGCCGGATGCCCTCGTCGATGGGCAGGCTCAGGTCGATCCCGACACCCGACGGGAGGGGTGTGTCGATGATGACGGCCGTCAGGTCCCGGCACTCGAGGGTGATGTAGTCCCCATCGTTCCCGTCCAACGAGATCGTCCAGTCGTCGACGAACCCGAGGAACCGCGTCGTCCCCTCCGGCGTCGGTGCTCCGGACGCCCCACGAGGGACCAGCGACAAGAGGGTCCCGTCGTCCCGGGTGACGTGGCCGGTCGCCCCCCGCTCGAAGTCGGCCGCCGCGACGACGCCCACGATGACCTCGATCCCACACGACCGAATCAGCCGGGGGTCGAAGGGCGCGTCCCTCCAGTCGATCTTGACCCGGGCCGTGTCCGCGGTCCGGATCCCGTTCCGCTCGATCGAGCAGTCGAGCGGGAGGATGGTCCCGAGCGCGATCAGGTCATCGGGGGGAGCGCCGGCTAGCGCCTCCGGCCGGTCGTCCGGGTTCGACTGGGCGAGCTGCTCCTGGAGGATCGTCCGCCGCCGCCGGAGGTCCGACAGGAAGAAGTCCGTCTCGGTCCCGCTCAGCTCATCGCGCTGCGCGATGATCCCGTCGATAGTCGACTGGACGTCCTCGAGCTGGGCCTGCGTTTCCCCGCGCGACGTTGCCCCGGATGGCGGTCGACCGGGGAGGGACGTGGTTCCCGCCGGGGGAGTGTCGCTGGACGTCAGGCGAGCCGTGAGGTCGCCGGTCGCCGCGCCTTCGTCGATGCGGATCGCGAGCTTGATCCGCGCCGAGGGGTAGAACACGCCCATCAGCGGGCTCCGGTGTCGATCGGCGAACTCAGCGGAGGGATGACCAGCACGAGCCCGACGCCCACGAGGGAGTCCGGGAGCCCGTTCGCCTCAGCGATCCGCTGCCACTCGTCCGCGGTCCCGTACAGCCGCCGCGCGATGGTCCGGAGCGAGTCGCCCTCCTGCACCGACACGATCCGGATCGGGTCGGGCCGACCAAGCGACCGCATGTCCCGAGCCGTCCGCTGGGCTTGGGCGAGGACCCGCGTCGACCGGAAGGCCTGCGTCCGCCGCCACGTCTCGACACCGAGCGCGGTGAACAGGTCGTCCTCGTCGACCAGGTCCACGACATACGTCTCGACGAGGGTGACGACCGTCTCGTTCGCGTCGTCCCGGAGCGCCTCAACGTCGGCGACGAGCTGGGACAGCGGGCCAAGGGGGATGGCTCCGCTGTTCTGGATCGCCCGGACGCGGTCGAACACGTCGCCGACCTTCTTCCGGATCGTGCTCGCTTGGGCCCGGACCCTCGCGAGGTAGTCGGGCTGGATGGTCGAAGGCGCGAAGGCGAGCTGGTCGTCGCTCGCGTTCTGCGTCTCGCGCAGCTCGGCCGTGTCCGGAGCCGAGTCGGTCGTCGCGACCGGGACGTCCTGATCGTCCCGCGAGTCCCACGCGAAAGAGGCCTTCCAGGCGTAGTCGGTCAGGCGGTCGGGCCGTGGCGTGAACTCCTCAAGGACACCCGTCCGGACGAACGGCCCCCAGGTCACCCGAAGGCGGTTCCCGCTGTCCCGAAGGAGCTCGAACACACGGGTCAGCGCCGCCGCCGTGTTGACCCCATCCCCGAACCCCTCGGCGACGACCTGCTGGCCTTGGTCCGAGTCGCCGAGATGCCGGTCCATCCAGAGCCCCTCGAACTCGGTGTCCGTGACCTCCGAACCGAGCACCTGCATCGTCGCGACGCCGGTCCCCGAGTACCAAGTCGTCTTCGTCCGGAGCCGACCGCCGAACTCCGGACCGCGCCCGGGGAGCGCCCACCCCCGGAGGGTGATGCTCCGCTGGGACCCGGTCAGCTCCTGGATGATGAGGGCGCTCATGGGCCCCAGGGTAGCAGGGCGCCGCTACCTGGACAGCGCCGGAGCGAACCCCGAGCCGACCCGCTGGACGGCCGCTCGGTTGATGTCGTTCGTCATCCGGACCAGCACGCGATCGGGATCCGCCTCGCGGAAGTCCTGCCGGACCTGAACCGATCCGCGGTGGAAGTTGTTCGTCGTCGTCGGCCGGGCGTCGGGGGTCGCGCCCATGATGTCCTCGAGCGACCGTTCGGCCGTCGGGCCCGGCGCTGGGGCCGTCCGTGGCCGCCGTGTCCGGGAGGGTGCAGCCGGGGCGTTCGTGCTCGCGTCGTAACTGAAGATCATCCCGAGGAAGTGGGCGACGTAGGTCCCGATCGACAAGATCCCCTCAATGAGGGGATCGACCACCCACTCCTCGAAGAAGTTCGCGATCGTGGCGAGGAGAGCCATCACGCCGTGGACGACCGTCACGACGATCCGGAGGACCGCGACGAGCGCGTAGAGGCTCGCGATCAGCATGATTAGCCACACCGTTCCGATGATCTTCAGGATGGGCCGGAGGACCTCCCACAGGAGCATCCCGACCTCCATCAGCTCGGCGCCGAGCTCCTGGAAGATGGGCAGGAGCGGCGTCAGGATTTGGACCCACAGGTCCCAATACTCGACGAGGGACACGACCATCGCGACCACGACCGCGAGGATCGCCAGCACGGGCCCCAGCGCCGTCGCCAAGCCACCGCCGGCAGCGCCCGCACCAGCGCCAGCGGCTCCGGCTTCGCCCGCACCGGCCGCCGCCGCCGCGCCGCCGCCACCCATGAGGCCCATCGCTTCAGCGGCACCGACCAACGTCGACACGACGCCGAGGATCGGACCGAGCACGCTCCGGAGCGCCGACACCCCCGCCATCGCAGCCGCGAGGTTCCGGAGGGCCGGGGCGTTCGCCGTGAGGGCGTCCCGGATCGACCCGAACCGGTCGGCGAGTTCGTCCCAGTGGGCCGTGATGAACCGCAGGGCGTTGCTGGCCTGGTTGACCACGTAGTCGATCGCACCAGCCGCCGCCTCGCCGGCCTGCGCGAGGTATCCCTGCACGAGCTCGCGGTTCTCGAGGAGCCAGTTGTTCACGGCCGACAGGTGGTGCTTGATGCGGTCGAAGATCGGGCCGCCGAACGACAACGACATCTGCTGAGCGATGTCCTTGAACGTCGACGTCAGGCCCGCGAACGACTGGCCGTATGCCTCCGCGCCTGCGTCGAACGAACCGAGCGCCCGCTGTAGCTCGGTGATGCGCTCGGTCGTCGTCAGGTTCCGGTTCCACTCCTCCGTCTCCTGGGTGATCAAGCCCATCGACCGGAGGAGGGCGAACATCCGAGTGTCCATCCCCGCCGTGCCTCGAACCATGAGGCCGATGTCTCGCTGGGCCTGGGCGAAGTCGACACCGAGCGCCGACGCCGCCGCGACCGTCGAGTTCGTGACCCCCCGCACCGTCTCGAGCGACGCGCCGGCCGCCCGGATGGGTCCGACGATGCCCTGGAAGATGTCGAACATCTCCTGGGTCGTCGCCGTGCTCCGGAGCGCGTCTTCGGCGAGGGATGTCCACACCGCACGTGCTGACGCCCCCGCTTCATCGAAAGAAATCCCGTCGACCGCCGCGAGGATGGACTGAAGCCCGATCTGCGTGGCTTCGACCTGGGCGCTAAACGCGAACATCCCGCCGACCATCGTCCGGAGCGCCCCGGTGATGGCATGGAACCCGAGGTAGGACGCGCCGAGCCGGGCGAGCGTCCCGAACAGCCCCGAGCCCGCGCGCTGCGCCCCACGGAGCCGGTCGGACATGGAACGGATCCGGTCCGACAGCCGAGACGCCGTCCGGGCGAACCCACGATCCCGCAGGGTCAGATTCGCCCGGACGTCGTACTCGGTAGTCATCGCTTCTTCAGGCCCTTCGTCTCTTCCTGGATGAGCTCAGCGGTGGCGTCAGCGTACCTCCGAAGGAACGCCATGTCCGCCCCCAGGGATGCGGGAGGCGGGAAGCCCCCGTAGCGCCCGCAGAAAGCGATGACCTTGAACATCCCGTCCAGGTAGTCCTCGACGACGCCAGGGACGCCCCACGACACGCACCAGTCGTGCAGCGCGTAGGCATCGGCGAGGACTACGCGTTTCCCTCGGCGTCGGCGGTCTCGGGCTCGGTGAGCTTGTCGTACTCGGACGCGACGAGGTTCCTGCCCTTCTGGCTCAGGACCTCCCACAGCCACTCACGCTTCGCGCGCGAAATCTCCTCCCCCGCGTCCGCGCCCCCGAGCGCCGCCGGCTCCCGCTCGTGGAACAGGAGCATCGTGGCCTGCACCATCTCGGTACTCGAGTTCGCTTTGATCTTTTTTTGCCTGCCCGAGGGCATCGACCGGTTGATGATGGCCATCTCCTGGGCCGGGCTCAGCGACTGGAGCGTCAGCCAGAACCCGACCTCGTCCCCGTTCGCGTCCAGGAACACGCCAGGGGCACACGTCCCCGACGGGACCGCGAACGTGTGGTGATGCCGGGGGATCTCCGTCGGCCGGCCGCCCTCGGCCATGCTCGCGGTGGTTCGCTCGAACGCGCTATCGAGTAGTCCCATTGTCGTCGTCCTTCCTTCAAATGCAGAAGCGCCGCCCCCCATGACGGGAAGCGGCGCTCACGAGCCTAGCATCGAGCCGCGGACTAGGCCGCGTTCGCGAACAGGATCCGGCCGTCCTCCGACTCGAACGTGAGGGAGAGAGTCACGTACTCGTCCCCGCCGCCGATGCTGATCGGGATGTTCCCGAAGTAGACCGGGGACAGTTGGATCCGCGCCGAGCCGCCCTCCGGGAAGTTGAGGGTGAGCGTGATGGAGAACACCTCCGACGACGCGGTCCGACGGGTCGCCCGGTTCTTCACCCGGTCGATGAACCGCAGGGCCTCCCGCGACTCGAGCTGGACCTCTAGCTCGCCCTCGAGCCCGCGGAAGATGTCGTCCTTCCGGTCCGTGGTTTCGCCGAGGAGGCGCTGCTTCAGGATGTCGAGCTGGTAGGTCACCGACGCGCTCACGACGTCCCCGAGGGCCGTCTCCCGACCGCCCGAAGAGACGACGTCGAGGACGGCCTCCTGACCCTTGATTCGCTGTGCCATGTCGTTCGTTCCTCCGTGCGACGCTTACGCCGCAAGCTCGCTGGTGATGATGGCGTTCTCGCCGATCTCGGTCCGGATGACGATCGCGTCCAGGCTGGACAGCGTCCGGACGGTGGTGAGGATCACGAAGATCCCGAGCGCGATCGCGTCGGGCGTGTTCCCGGTGTAGGGGTCGACCACGTACCCCTCGACCCGCTGGAGCTCCGGCCGCCCCTCGGGCTTCAACGAGGCCATGAACGACTCGACCGCGTCGGCGCAGGCCGACCGCTCGCGCGCCCGGTTGAGCTTCTTCTGGTAGGGCTTCGTGATCCGCTTGTAGGAGTCCTGGAGGAAGTCGGCCATCTTCCGACGGGCCGCCGTCGTCCGCCCGCTGGTCAGCGACGTCGTGACGCCCGACAGGATCTCCCAGGAGGTCGTCGGGTCACGGAACGGCGCCATGATGCCGGCCGCCTTGAAGGCCTTGTAGTCGGAGATCGTGAGCTGACGCCCGACGTCCTCGACCCCAAGCACGTACTCGATGAGGCCGGTCCCCGCCTCGCCCGGGTTCTGCTCCGGGTTCAGCCGGCAGCACAGCGTCCCGATCGGGTTGTCGAAGCCGACCGTGATGATCCCGTCCGCCGTGAACCCGAGCCCGCCCGCGGTCCCGCGAGCCGCGATCTCCGGGATCCGGACCTTCACCCCGGGGTAGCCGTAGAACACCCGGTCGTCCCGGTAGATCGCGACGTCGACGAGGGCCTGGTCGGGCGAGTAGCCCAGCGGCGCACGGGTCACGTACTTGCGGTTCCGCAGCCCCTGGGCCGTGGCGTCGATGGCGTTCTGCCGGCCGGCCCGAACGACCGTGTCCGTCCGACGCGCCGTCAGGAGGTAGTCGGCCTGGCCGGAGGGGTTCCTGTCCGGGTCGGCACCGAGGGTCGCGTCGAGGGCCGCCTGATAGAGCGTGTCCTTCGCCGGCTCGGTCAGGGCCGCGCCGATGGCGAGCGGGTTCGTCACCGACACGTCGGCGAACGAGGGCTGATCCGTCGCCGTCGTCACGGTCCCCGCCGTCGCACCGACCGCGGTCCCGTCGTCCAGCGCCGGCCGCACCTTCACCGACAGGCCCGCGCTCGCGCCCGCTTCGACGGTGAGCGTCTGCATCGTCACCCACGTCGTCGTGGCATCGGTCACGCGCAGCCCGGCCGGGATCGTCCCCGCCGCGTTGTCGCCGACCTCCACGAGGTCCGTGGGGAGCCCGAGGAGGGCCTGCGCCGTCCCCGCGCTGACCTGCACCGACGACGGCGCTGTCATGACGAGGAACCCGTCGGTGTCCACCCGGGCCGCGAGCCCCGAGATGGCGTTCACGAGGGGCGCGAGCTCGGCCGAGGTGATCGCCGTCGAGTTCCCGACGTTCCCCGTCCCGGCCGCGCTCTGGGGGAGCGCCGAACCACCGGTGAACCCGAGACGCGTCCCAGACCCCGCCACGACCTCCGTGATGGACACCGAGCCGAGCGTCCCGAGCCGAGCCCCGGTCAGCCGCAGATCGCCCGCATTGTTCGAGGCGATCGTCGCCCCGAGGACCGTGTTGATCCGCGTCACGACGTCAGCGATCGCGCTCGAGGACCCGTCGAACGTCACGACCACCGCAGCCCCGCCGTCGATCGTGATCAACACCGCGTCCCCCGCGACGATCGCCGCCGGAGGACCGGCCGCGTCCACGACGGCCGCCGTCGCCGCGATGCTCGTCGCCGCCGCCGCGCCGGCCGCGTCCGGGTCCACGCTGAGCCACGCGCCGACCGCGATCGCGAACGGGCCGCGGACCGTTGCCTTCACCGTCGCGAGCGGCGTCAGGAGAACCGAGCCGACCGAGGTGTCCACGCGGGCCGCGAACAGCCGGGACATCCGGAAGTTCCGGAGCTTGATGAACGCGTTCCCGTTCCACAGCTCGCCGGCCGCCCGTCGAGCGCAAGGGTCGTTCGACGGGACCCCCGCGCGCTGGAACCCGAACCCGCCGAACTTCTGCTCGAGGTCGACCGAGCCGAACAGCTCCATCGGACCGCGTCGGCCTACGTTGTAGGCGACCGCGTCCCCGCCAGCGGCGAACGGACCGTCCTCGTACTCACCCACGACCAGGGCGTTCCCCGACCCGACGCCGGTCCCCTGACCCGGGGGCGCGATGTCGACGACGTTGATCGCCTCGATTTCGAGGAGCTGCTCCTGCGTGGGGTCCTGGATGTACTGGCGAACGAAGGCCATCGGTCATGCTCCGCTATCGGCGATTTCGGTCAGTTCGCCGGCTGTCAAGTGGGTTCGGACGCTGAGGAGATTAGCACACCTCAGCTCTACGACATCGACCCCGCAACGGACGACGAACCGGGCCCGATACTCGTTCGAGTTCATGGCCGCTTCCTCGTCGATCCGCTGGTGGGTCAAGAGCCGGGCTCGCACCGGAAGGCACCAGTACAACGCCGACCCCGTGAGCAGGACCCGGTCCGTGTCCTCGCCGGGCGCGAACGCCCCAGGCATCCGGGCGATCACGGCCTCCCGCTGTCCTCGGTTCGTCGTCCACGAGTCAACCTGGACGTCCATCACGAGCTCGGAGAGCTTCCAGAGGGCCGTCCGTGCAGTCCCGGGCTCGCCGTCGTAGCGCCCGAACGAACCCTCGATGACGCTCGGCGTCAGCGCGTGTCGCTCGTAGGTCCCAGTGGCCGCCGACAAGGACGCGCAAGGGTACGGGACCGCCGCCGCCGGATCGGGCCACTCGTCGAGGACGTCGGTGAACGCGAACGACAGCGACGGAACCCGGTTCGGCCCGGCCCGTCCCGTCTCGATGAACGCCAAGGATCGAAGGTACGCGCCCAGCACCACGAGGGCGGCTTGCTCGGCGTCGACCGCATCACTCGGGACCCGACGGGCGAAGTCGGTCGAGGGCAGGATGGGGACGCCGGGGGCAGGCACAGCTAGACCTTATTCCACTCCCGGATGATGTGCTCGATGATCTCGGGCTTCACCCGGGCGAGCGCGTCACGGAAGTAGTGCCGGGGACGTGTCCCCCGCTTCGAGATGGCGACCTGAACCGCTCGCGCGATGTTCCGGGCCTCGGTGGGGTCGGACGCGAGTCCCTTGATCACGACCCAATCTATCAGCGGCTGAAGGGGGGCCCAGTGGGGCCTCGAGCCGCGCTCAACGGCGCCAGCGTGGGGCGCCTCCACCATGACGAACGCGCCGTCCGGGAGGCTGTACGTCCGGACCGAGCGCGACAGCTCCCCGGTCGCGACCGCGTCCCCCCGGATGATCTCCTCGACGGTGTAGCCGACGAGCCTCGACGACGCGCTCCGGAGCCCACGGACGGCCGCTTCGGTGAACAGCGCCGGGAGTCCGTTCAGGATGGCCGGGAACTGGTCCAGCGTCGTCCGATGGCTAGCCACCGGGTCGGCCCGATCGGTCCCGAGGGTTGTCCTGGGGCTTCACCCGAACCACCCACTCGAAGCGCTCCTGGTCGAGCCACGGGACGCCGCTGATCACGAACCGCCGCCGACGCGGTTCAGCGCCGCCTTCGAACCGTCCGTCCGCCTGCACCTCGAGGTAGACCGTGTCCCCCGGAGGGAGCGCCCGGCCACCCACCGCGAGGAGGGTGAACAGCTCGTCCTCGGTGTAGCGAGGGGAGATACGCCGGAGGAGCACGTCGCCACGTTCCACGGACCCCGCCGGCCCATACTGACGCCGGAGGGGCTGGAGGTCGACGATCGGGCTCGGGACCATCTCGATCGTCGACACGACCGACGGACGACCACGCCCGACCACACCCGAGTCCCAGCGCTCGCGAACCGCGAACACGCGATAGGGCCGGAGGCCCGCGTCGGCGACGAGCTGACGGGCCTCGTCGACGGTGTCGCCCAGCTCGGCCGCGAGCGACCGCGTCGCCTTCCGTGGCGTCAGCCCGTGAAGCGACGGGTCCGTGTTCGGGACCGGTCGCTTCACCCCGTCACCGACCCGTTCACACCCCCGCCAGGCATCCCGCCGAAGTTCATCTGGGAGTAGGGGTTCGGGACGACGCCGAGCGCGTCGGCGATGCGCTTCGACCAGAACGTGAGGAGCGCCCCGAGGTCGGCGAGCTCGCCCGCGTTCATCGTCACCTCGGCGACCTTGCTCGTCTTCCGACGGCTGGCGCTGGTGGCGATCTGCTCCTCGACGTCGAGCGCCCGACACACGTCGGTTCGGATGCGGGCTCGCGTCGGGGGGCGGACCCGGTTGAACGCGTCGAACACGAGGAACAGCGGCTGACTCGCCGCGGGGATCCCGAGCTGGATGGACTGCGCCAACTGAGCCCAGTTCGGATAGCCGAGGAGCCGAAGGATGGCGTCCAGCTCGTCCTCGGTGAACTCCCCGGTGTCTTGCTGAACCTCGGCGACCATGACGGGCTCCTATCAGGCGCTCGCGCCGGCTCGCACGATGCGGGGATCGTAGTTGGGGCCGTGCTTGTCGAGGTCCCGGGCCCGGTCGTCGATGGCCTGGAGCGCGACGCCGGCCTTCTGAAGGTAGGGGATGTCGTGCGACTTGTTCGAGATGACGGTCCCCTCCCGAAGGTCCGTGACGTGACCCCGGATGAGTACGTTCTGAGTCCGCATGATCCGCCAGTGTCCGGGCGCGAGCGCGGGAAGCCCCGCCCCTTGATGCACGCCCTTCCTCAGCTCGGCCTTGATGGCCGTCTTCCGGATCTCGTACTTCGGCAGGATGCGACCGCCGTCGCCCTCGTTCACCTTCGGGGCGAGGTCCCGGATGTCCATCGGGACGCTCGACCGCGTCGGGGACGGCTCCTTCAGCACGGTCGGGATGTCCTTCGCCGCGTTCAAGAGGACGTGCTCCTCGCCGGGCTCCGGCTGGGGCGGCTTGGCCGCCGACGCTTCACCGGGGGGAGTGGGCAGCCCGTCGGTCGGGGGGACCTTGGGCGCCATGCTGGACGCCGCGTCGGTGGCCTCGGCCGGAGGGTCGGTCGGCGCCGTCCCGGGGTCGGGGTCGTCGTCCATCTCGAACGGGTCCGCGTCGGCCTCGGCGGGCTTGGACTCCATCGGCTCGACCGTGTTCTTCCTTCGGCTCATCTCGTCCTCCTCGGGGGTTGGCTCGAGGAGGGTAGCAGGGGACCCGGGCCAAAGCGAAGCCCCCCCAGGCGGACGAGAACGCCTGGGGGGGCTGGCTGGGTTGAAGGTCTCCAAGGGCCCGAAGGCCCCGAAGGTCACGCGTGCTCGATGACCACCGAGCGCTTGTATGTCGCCGCGGTCCCGGTCACGCCATCCGACGGGACCGGGAAGTCGCCCGACCAGCTCCACGACTGCGAGACGACCTGCTGGAGGCGGTCCTGCGGCGCGCGGAGGATGTAGCGAACGCGCTCGGTCATCACCTGAACGCCGTTGTTCACGATGGAGAACGTCCCGAGCTTGCCCTGGACGCCCGCCTCCGACACGTAGGCCGACGCTTCGGGGATGTACTTCTCGTACAGGGCGCCAGCGCCCATCACGATCGCCCGACGGATCGGGATCCCACTCGCGTTGATGACCTCGGCGCCGAGGTCGTTCGACGCACGGGCCGAGCCCGCGCCGCCGGAGGTGTTGACGAGGGTCCCGACGTTCGAGCGGTTCGGGTTCTCCCGGTTCCGGTAGAACCGCACGCCGACGAGGTCACCGATGATGAGCTCGCGGTAGCGGGGCTGGTCCGGGAGGCTCTGGTTCAGGCGCTGGAACTGGTTGTCGGCGAAAATCTGCGCCTCGCCCTGGGGCGACAGGTGGCAGTGGTACATCCCATCGGCGAACGTGGGGACGTTCGCGTCACGGAGCGCCGCGACCGCGTTGATCACGGTCTGGAGGGTGAGGATCTCCGTCCCGGTGAACGCGTCGACCGTGGCGCCGCCGCCGACGCGGACCAGGTCCGCCGCGAACTGCGACACGACGCCATCCCGAAGCGCCAGCGGAGCCGCGAGGGCCGCGCCGAGCGTCAGGATCCCCGGGCCGAACGGGTCGGCCGGATCGAGCGGGGTCGCGCCGACGACCGTGTTCGGGAAGGTCACCCCATTGTCGAACGAGATGGGGAGGGGGTTCAGCGTGGACACGGGGGTCACGCTTCCGCCGGCCTGAACCTGCGAGAACCCGTTGATGTTCGCGACGACGATCTGGAGAGCGGCAGCGAGGGCGGACTGGATCGTCACCGTCCGACCGCCCAGGTAGGCGCGGTACAAGGGATCCCGCGCGAGGCGGTTCATGGTCCGGCCCGCGTGAAGGCCGATCTTCTTGAGGTCGAGCATGAACACCGACGCGAGCGCCACGTAGGACGTCGGCATGTGGGTGTCGATCGACTTGCCGAACTGCGACGCCGTCGCCGTCCACTGCTCGACGTCGTAGGACCCGACCGCGGGGTCCTGACCGGGGGTCAGCGGGGTCGTGTCGACGTCGATGAGGCCGGCCCGGGTGAAGACCTGGGTGTCGCCGAGGTTCGCTGGCCACGTCTCCGGGGATGCCTCCATCCGGTAGAGCAGGTTCGGGAACAGGGCGTCATGGAACTCGCGAACGAGGGTCCGGTCCTGGATGATCGCGGCGATCTGCGGACTGAACCCCTGAAGGGAAACCGTCATGGTTCGATCCTCGGTGGTTAGGGCCTGTCAGGTAGAACATTCGCCGCCCTGATCCGACCGTTGACCGCCGTCGTTCGCGTGTCGGGCTGCACTGCGGGGAAGAATACGGGGGGGGCGTCCCCAAAGCAAGGACGCGCCCCTGGCCGGCTAGACGCCGTGCTTGGACTGCCGGTAGGCCCGGTACTCCTCCTGCGTCATGTCGTCGACGGACTTCGCCGGGCCGCCGGGAGCACCGGGGACGCCGCCGGCCGGAGGAGCCGCCGGGGGAGCACCGCCGGGCGTCGTCGTCGTCGTCTGGGACGGGGGGGGAGTGGCTGCCGAGCCGACGCCGAACCGGGCCTTCTCGAGGTCGTTCTTCAGCCACTCGGTGACCTTCGCCGCCCGCTCGGCCGCCGGGATGTCCTTCAGCCGGTAGGTCGCGTAAGCCACGTCCCGGAGCCCGTGCTCCGCGCAGAGCTGCGTGATCGCGGCCTGGTCGGCGCTCGCCGCCGCCGCCCGCTCGGCCGCAGCCACCCGGACATCCGACTCGGCCTTCTCGGCCTTCAGCCGGTCGACCTCGGTCATCTCGGCCCGCTTCCGCTCCTCCTCGGCTTTCTTCAAAGCCGCGAGCTCGGTTGCGTCCTTCTTGGCCTGGTCGGGGTCGAGCCCCATCGACTTCATCCGGGCCGCGAAGTCGCGGTCGAGCCGGTCCTTCAGCTGCTCGGAAGTCATCGTGATCGGCTCGGGAGCCGGGGGGGCTGCCGGAGGGACTACGGGAGGAGTCGGGGCCGGGGGAGTCGGTGGAGTCGGAGTAGGCGCCCCACCGGGGGCGTCTACGTGGCACACCCACGGGGACCGCTCCATCACGTCCACCGCCGCCGACCAGTCGAACACATCGCGCTTCGTCTTCATGCTTCCTTCGCCTCCTCCGACTGTTGACCGCCGTCGTTCGCGTGTTGAGGTGACCCGGACCATAGCAAACGGCCGGCCCCCCGCGAAGGGAACCGGCCGTCGGCGAGGTCCTCGAGCGAGGGCTACAGCGCGCCGAGCTCCTGCATCTGGCCAGCGACCGTATCGGGCGTCGGCCCGTATCCGGGGCGTGCGACGAAGGTCACGCGGGCCGTCGTGACGGCGTCCGCGATGAGGAACTCCACGTTCGCCCCGTCGAGGTTCAGGTTCACGATCCCCGTCCCGGCCGGCTGGGCGTCGGACCGGAGCCCGACGGCCGCCACCCCGGCGACCGTCCCCGTGAGCGCTTCGGCCGAGACCAGCCGAGCCGCCTGGTAGGGCGCCAGCGACCCGACCCCCGAAGCCGCGGTGACGACGATGTCCATCGTCACGGTGTCGTCCCCGTAGGCGAGGTACCATACCTCGGCCTCGGTGACGGCGTCCGTGGCGTAGAACAAGACATCGCCGTTCCCGGCGAGCTTGGCCTCACCCGCGCCGAGGGTCGCGTCGTCGGCGAGCGGGTTCAGCGGACCCGTCCCGCCCGTGGCAGCGATGATGACACCGTTCAGCAGAACGGCGCCCTTCGCCCCATCGGGGAGCGCGAGGCGGTTCGACGCCACGGCCCCGCGGTAGAACCGCAGGGACGAGTTCATCAGCTTCCCCGCCCGGTTCCTGAAAACCTGGGGGACCTTGTTCGGGTTCGACTCGTCTGCGGCGCTCTTGGCGCTGCGGTTCAATCCGGGCATGTTCGACTCGCTTTCCTGGGTTGGCCTCGAGCTCTGGACGAGGCAGTGCGGGGCTTAGTTTCCGTCGGACCGGCCGCCCGCGACGACCGTGACGCTTGCCACCCCGGACAACTGAACACGCGAGGGCGCGTTCGAGGTCCGTGGGAACTCGATGAGGAGGGTCCCCTGGACGTGGACGTCGGCCCCCGAGCCGATCGCCGACGGGGTCCCGCTGAACCCGAGCGTCGCCGCCCCGGTCCCAGCCGTCACAGCGACGCCCCCAGCGTCCCCCGTCAGCTCGCCGTCGATGGCGAGCTGGCCGGACGTGGCCACGGACGCCCGGGGCGTTGCGAGCCCAGCCAGGGCCGCCGCCGCGTTGATGCGAGCCGCGCACGCCGAGGTCGTCTGGTCGGCGACGTCGAAGGTCACGACGAACGACACGCCGTCGATGGTCAGGGACAGCGTCTCGCCGCCGGAGAACGACGTCGGGAACGTCCCCCCCGAGCCCGCGAGCGCCGCCGCCGCCGCGCCGATGCGGGCGATGATCTCGTTCGTCGACCGGAGGAACAGGAACTCGACCCGGGTGAGCGTGTCGAGGAGGTCCACGTCGGCGAACGCCGCGCCGAGCACGCCGAGCGTCGCGACCGCGAGGGGCTTCGCCGTGGCGACGACCGTCTGGTAGCCGATGGCACAGTCCCCGCCGAGGTTCTTCGTCAGGCTGTCGCCCGCTCCGGCACAGGAGCGGTCCTCGCCGTCGACGATGATGGAGCCCGTGAGCTGAAGCTGTCCCGACATGGGCGCCAGCGTACCTGAGGCGCCGAGCTCGCGCCAGAGACCTAGATTTGGGCCTGGGACACCCGGAGCGTCAGCGCCGTCGTCGACCCGATGATCCGGAGGAGCGAGAACCCGGGGACCACGAACCGCTTGAGCCGCTCCCCGACCTCGATGACGTCGCAGCGACCTTCCCCGGAAGCAGCCACGATCGATGGGTCCGCCGTGTTCCCCACCCGGCCAGCGATCGAAGGGTCCGTGTTCGCGAGGGCGAAGTAGCCGATGGCTTCCCCCGCGCCGCCCGTACACTTCATCTCGACCCACCGGCCCTCGAACTGCGACAGGTCGACCGTCTGCGCCGCCGCGACGACCGCGACCACGACTACCGCGTTCGAGGTCACGAGCGCGTGCTTCCACACCGTCGACTCGGGGTTCGGGGGGCAGATCGCGGGAGTCGCCATGCGCCGAACGTAGCACACCCCCGCGGCGGCGGCCGGCGGGGGTGCTGGGGCCTCAGGCGACCGGCTGGCGCGTCGGGCGATCGACGGTGACCGACGAACCGTCCGACCGCTGGAGCGTCACGGACGCCCACTCGTGGCTCAGCTCGACGTCGACGACTCGACTGTCCCCGACGACGTCGCCAGGCTCGAGGTCGCCCCACTCGATTCGAGCGCCCCGCATCAGAACGGGATCCCGTCGTCGCCGAGGTCGTCCGGCCCGAGCGACTCGTTCGCGAACCGCTCGAGCGCCGCCCAGTCGGCCGCCGACGGCGTCGGCTCGTGGAACCGGTACAACCCCGGGAGGAGCCCCGCGGGGGGCGTCGGGTGGCAAGCTGGG